TGTGTAATATGTGTTATGGATATATTTACGATGTTCTAACTACTCCCTTGCCAATCGATCATCTTCTGCGAAAAAATATTAATATTGCCTCTGTGAAAAAATGTGCAAATGAACTTACAGAATGTTTTCAACGAGCTCTAGATAAGTTTACAGCAAGTGATGTATTCCTTCATGTTACAGTTCATGAGAAAGATTATCAAATTAAAAGATTTAAGGAAGAAGAAATCATCTGGTCAAGATTCAATAGGGTATATCATACAAGATTTCATGAAATTCAGCATGCCATCCAAATATGTATGGATAATGGAGTTGGTAGAAAAACAACTGCATATGAACAAGTAGTTACTCATTTCTTGATGAATCGTCTACGAATCTTACTAACAAACCTTACAAAGATTCACATAGAGCATACAATGAAACCTAAATACGTTAACCCAGGATCTAAGTGTAATATTTCTTACCAACAACTTGCACAAATACGAATGAAGGCAAATCTTCCTGTTCCACCTATGAGTCGTATATATCCTATTTATGATGATTTCTATGATTAAAAAATTGAAAACCGTCATAATATAAACCAAGCTATACTAAAATGCATCCAGCTATTACAACTTGTATATTCATTATTATAACCGATATTCTTGTAGAAAACTTTATGAACTATACTACAAGAAAATTATATGTGCCTTCTGATTATATTACAATTACAGTATTGGAACAAGAGCATTTGAATACTGAAGAGTTGAATTTGTCCTGTTAAATTCCCTTACCATTTTCCAGGCTTCATCTACTGTAGGAAGTAAGCCTTCATCTTTTTTTACTTCAGGCTTAGGAAATCCATTGAATTCAGAAGCGGTTGCAGATGTATATGCTCCCATTAGGGGAAAATATAACCAATCTCCTACTTCAAGCTCTTCCATGAGGCCCCTAGCTATTACATCTAAGCTATCACATGTTCTTCCAAAAAGAATCGATTCAGAAATATCCCTCAAGGGTTCATATGAAGATTCAGGAATACGAAACCATGCTGGCTTCTGATGGTCAAATGGAATACAAGAGAAATGGCCATAGAGAGATTCATCAATAACATATCTCCATCCTCCATTGAATCCAGGTTTCTTAGCAATTACTTTTACAAATAGGTCTTGACTAGGTTGTGCTATAAAACGACCAGGCTCTGCTATAACTATGCGATTCTTAGGAATCTTTTCGATTTCATTTTTAATTACTTTCATAGAATTTGTAAAGGCAATAGGATCTGAGGAAAAACCCCCACCGATATCAATAATTTTCGGTAAATGTGTATAATTTCTTAAGATATCAAATCCAGTTCCTGATGCAAACTCAAGTGCACTCTTATACTGTAATGGATTCTCACATCCAGACCCTACGTGAAATGATACTCCTGTAATAGGAATATTTGAATATTTAGCAATCTCAATTAATTCTTTCTCTGTTGCTCCAAACTTGGAAGAAAAAGGCATCTTACTTTCTTTATCATCTACCGCCAAACGAAGTAAAGTAGATCCTTTCCAATTACATTCCGTCAACTTATGACATTCTTCCAATGAATCAACTACCGTAGTCTTTACATTCATTGAATTAAGTTCACAAATATCCCTTTCTGATTTCATGGGATGTGCATAGAGAATCTCAGGAGGCAATTCATCATATGCATGGGCACATTTCCTGACTTCCTTGACTTCTCGTAAACTAGCACAATCAAAGTTTACTCCATGTTTAATAAGTGTTTGAAGAAGAATAGGTTCAGGGTTACACTTTACAGCATAGTATGGTTTAACACTTGGAAGCATCTTGTTCCAAAGAGAAAGTTGAGACTCAATACGTTTAGGGCTCACTACAGTAACAGAGCCAGCTGTCTTAGGAAAGGATAATACGATTTGCCGGAGGTTTTTCAGCGTGGTATCAATACATGAATTGGTGAAAAAAAATTTAAACATAAATTCTTTGAGGCTAAACAAAATACGTGAAATTCGTTTAGGCTTTTACATTTATTCCAATCATTCTTAAAAATGCAGTGTCAACACACATAGCGTAATGTAATAGTTCACCTGCTACAAACCAGCCAAGTAGTGAATAAAAAAATGATACATTAAAGATCCATGATGTTAAAAGCGCTACTACAACTGTGGCGATCATATCATTCAATGCAAGTCCAAGAAATCTCTTTTCATGAACTCCTTTACCCGGTATTCCAAGGATATTTGAGTAAGGACATGACATCTCTACTTTGAATGATTGTTCTCTTTATACATGTGCGACCATTCCGGCCTATAAGATGTCTGGAGCCACTGAATTGCTATCTTATGAAGCTCTTGATGCTTAGGGTCAAGTTTGCTAACAAACTCCTTCTCCTCTTTTGTCAAAACGTGTGTCTTAGGCAATGAATCCATTATAACGATTATATGAAACACTTGCGAGTCATTTTTTACCCCTTGTTAAAGTAAGATGGATCCCAGAGTTCTTAAGATTAAAACGACCGATGATATGATGACCCTACTAGTTTCAAAGGGTGTGCCATTAGAATCCTTTAAGAAGGGTATGAAGATAAATGTTTGGAATAAGATGAAAAAAGGATATTCCTATGTTCTCTCAGAGAATCCTGGAGAAAACCTGGGATTCGAACCATATGCAACCCCCGCAGAAATACTGGCTGGTGGAGCATTTGAAGGAAAATATATAAATGATTGTATTCTAGAATTCCCAGCTGAATGGTTTCTCAATGCAATTCAAATGGGAAAGCTAAGACCAGATGCTGCCGATGTTTCCGTGAATCTCTTTCAAGTAGATTCAAGGCAACCCCTTAGTTTTTGGGTAGAATCTGGATGGTTGCCCGCCTTAGCAGGAAGGCCTGGAGGCAATAAAACGGGACTACATCCTGAGCTTTCTGATAGAAAAATAAATCCAGATGAACGTGGGTGGTTTCAATGGTATTGTAGATATTGGTTAGGTCGTCGATCACCAGAAATCGATAAAGTTCAGATTTCTAGATGGAAGGCTTTTACTAGACACTCTGGTCAGATTAAGGCAAATTGTAAGCCTGGGGATTTGGAATGCAGGCCTAGACAGAGACAAGGAATTTTCCAGTGGGCACATAATCCTTTTATTTAGTAGATATGGCTAGACTAAGAAGTTTAAAAAAGCGAGGTGGTAGTAAAAATTCCATTAAATATATCTATACACGTAATGAATCTAGAGGAGAATGGATTGATACAATATATCCATATAGCAATATTATTCTGTCTACATTGCCAAAAATTAACTGGTCTAGTTTTAGATATGATGGGAATTTTATTTTAGAAGTAACTGACATATCAGAGAATAATAATTCCACAAAATTCTCAATTAAGTCGAATAAAGGAAATAGTATGATACAAAAAGATATTCAAGGAAAACTTAATTATCTAGTATCTGCACCCTATGAAATATTCGGTGGAGCTGCTTGTGAAATATGGGCTACTAAGTATCCAGAGATACCAATAAGAGATTATGTAGATATTACTGGGGATATCGACGTAAATGTATCATTGCCAATATTCATACCAGATGAAAAATATGGAAATGATTATGAATTTAAATATACAGATCCGAAGCCATTGATGATATATGAAGATAAATATACACCTTATGGAGATGCATTTACATCATGGTTATTCAATGAGGTTGTCAGAGTATTTACTGAAATAGCACCATTGTTTAATACCAAAGAATTTAGTGCTCCAGGGATTGATGAAGATTCTGAAACTGCGATTAGTGATTTAAATGAGACTATAGGAAATTTACTAATTACTCGTCTTATTGATGAAAACAGAGATATGGTAAAAATTCAAGTATCTACAAAGGTTTTACCTAATATAGTAAATCATATTATCGAATTTATTGTTCTAAAGAATGGAACATTCCATGCAAACACTAAATATACAATAAATGGTGTGTATGTTCAATCTATATATAGCCTCTTATTAGACCAAGTTGAAGGACTTACTGGAAGAATAATGGGTATGCGATCTGGTATATACAATGATCCAATTGGAGCGCCGAATATAGAAAATTATCCACATTTGTATAAATTTGATAATCACTGTGCACGCTTAATATACCTTGCAAAACTAATTAAATACACAGAAGGAAAGCAATTTAATAAAACAATAAAGTTCGATTATATGACATTTTGGCAAGCGATTATGATTTTAGAGAAATTATATAAAAATGATTCTCATCAACCATGTAATATTCATTTTGGGCCAAGATATATTAATAAACTTATTGAAATCTTTGAAACAATGGAATATATAGGTAAGGATAATTTAACAAGTAAATTACATAGTTCTGATAAGAAGAAACTTAATATTGCTAAGGCAACACTTGGCGGAAGAAGAACAAGAAGGAGATAATGAACCAGTAAATTTGAGCCTAATACTTAACCTTATAAGGGTAAGTATGAGTCTGGAATTAATTCTAGGACCAATGTTTGCAGGAAAAACAAGTGCCCTCCAGTCTATCATTCGAAGACATGAGGCTCTTGGAATTAGATGTGCTGTATTCAAGCCTGAATCGGATACACGATATGGCTCAGATTCTTTCATGTATAGCCATGACCAAACAAAGGTATCGGCTGTTCCAACTAAAACTCTTTCATCTCAATTACATTTCCAGCCATATGCGGGCTCAAGCCTGATTGTAATTGAAGAGGGGCAATTCTTCGATGATCTTTATGATTTCGTTATTGTTGCAGTCGAATATCATAAGAAACACGTGGTGGTGGGAGGCTTGGACGGCGATTGTTTCAGAAAACCCTTTGGACAAATTCTACAACTGATTCCACTAGCAGATAGAGTTACAAAGCTAACGTCTCTTTGTAAGATTTGCGCTGATGGGACTATTGGACTCTTCTCCTATAGAAACTCAGAGTCCAAAGAAACTGTTGAAGTCGGTGGTTCAGAAAAATACATGCCTCTATGTCGTAAGCATTATCTTACTTGTTCTGGACAACAAGTCCGAATTGAAGACCTACCCACCATACGAGTGACACTAGAGTGCCACCCCAAAGCGTGTCTGCCATAGCAAACCATAAGGGGTATTTATCAAAGGTGACAAGCTGAGTAAAATCATATACTGCATAGGTAGACATTCCAGCCAGAAATGCACGAGGAGCAGAGTGTATCTGTGAAATTAAATATCCGATTGCCAAATACACTGGAATCGCCCCCCATAGACGCACATTCATTGACCTATCAGCTTGAATATCTCTAATCAAATCTTGCACGGTGGGACCTTGAATATAGAGCCATGGTATATCAATTATAAGAGCTAAGAGTGCAAGTCCTAGAATTTTTTGTATGTCATTCATTTCTATTAAGGACTACGTTTTTTTATAATTCTTCTTGACTGGCGAATATGTAGTGTATGTCTTCTGTATCACTAGAAGCATTTGATGCAAATTTAAGAGGTCGTATAAGCCAATGGATTCTTCCATCCCAGGAATTCTGTGCTCTACCAAATGGATTCTATGACCAGCTTATATCTGGAGCTGCAGCCTTCCAAACTAGCATTTTACTTTTATCAAAACAAGATTCTAAGGCGTGGCAACTGGCGTATCCGTGGGAGATGACATTTATCCCGGAATCCCCGACGGACTGGAGTCTACTACTTTCTATACTACAACACTTGAAAGGTCCTCATCTCATTGTAACTGCTCCTAAACTACAAGTTCCTCAGGCATTCTGGCAGAAATGTCTGACGATATCAAAGGTTGTACCAACCGGTGTTTGTCTGAAGGAAATAAATGATACTACGCCAATGACATTTCTACCACATTCTATTTTCTTTCCAAAACTCGATTTAATAACGGATACCCAATTTGTAAAGATACCCACCATGCTACCCCAAGCAGTTCAACAATCTGTATTAAATCTAGATCTTAGGAGCATCTACAAGGAACTCCGAGGATCTGGTGCTAGTCTCTGTCTGTCTTTGACCGATTCGCGTTTTGGTATTCCATCCACTATTGGGGGAAATTTTCAGCAAAACGGATCTACGCCGTCATATATAGCTACATGGTTTTATCCAGAAATCAATGGGGCCCTGCGACTCCATTTATCTGAATTGCGAATGGTCTTAAGAACTATTACAGAGAGGATGGCTGAATAGGGGCTACGCCCCTATGACCCCATTCTTAAAGAGATGGGAATCATAGGAAAGAAGGCTCATTAAAGTCTCAGGTTGTTAGGATCCGATAGATGGTGTATTAGGGGTCAAGCGAAGCTATGCCCCTAACCTTATTTCTTAAAGAGCTTGAAAGTTCCCTTCTTAGCCTTGAATCCAAGCTTACGAAGAGACTTAATGCGACGAAGGCCAATTGCATGCTTCTTCTTACTTACAATACGACCCTTACGCGTCTTCATTAGATCCTTACGAGTCAAACCTCCGGGGGTCTTAGAAGCTGTTCCATGCCAAACCTGAGCTTTTGAGCCAGAAGCACTAACCTTACGAGTTGCAGCCATTATACTATTAAAGGATAAATTATATCGTGAAAGTTAGAATGTCGAGTGAGCTCATTGGATTTGGTATACTAGCATTACTTTGTTTAGTAGTGAGTCCTTATTATAAGAAAATTGAAATGAGGCCAAGACGTGATCGTATAATTTTAAGCGGAATATATCAGCCAGAAACAGTTAAAACAGATAATCCCAAGTCTATAATTCTAATGTGTGATAGTTTCCTACCTACAACCTTCGCTGGATCTGAATTAAGTGCATATGAAACAATTAAATATTTAAAGGCACGAGGTCATGATATTAGAATATTTGTAAATCAATGGGAAGTTCCTGAATATGATGGGTTCAAGATTTACAGACATGATATACATGATCCATATTGCATTAAAGAAATTACAAATGTTGATATTGTATTCTTTCAAATGGGCGGTGATTCTAAAAATCTAGATATTGTTAAACATAGAACTAAGCCTGTATATTTATTTATTCATCTAATTAATAGCTATTCATGGCTTTTACAACAAAAGGTTTCTTTTCCGATATTTGTAGTATATAACAGCCATATGACTCAAGATTCATTGCCTAGCCTTTATGATAATATGAGAATGATTCCATATGTTAATACAAAAAGGTTTGAAGGGCTAAGAGGTGATACTATACAAAATGATGTAGTATGTTTAATTAATTGTAATAAGAATAAGGGTGGTGAACTTTTTAAAGAACTTGCTTATAAAATGCCAAATGTCCAATTCTTAGGTGTGAAGGGTGGATATAGTAATCAAGTAATAGATTCGAATCCACCACCTAATTTAATCTATATTGAAAATCAGAAAGATATAACTGTAGTTTTTAAGAAAATTGGTATCTTAGTTATGCCATCTAAAAATGAAACATGGGGTCGCACTGCAGTAGAAGCTATGACAGCAGGAGTTCCAGTAATTCATAGTGAATCTCCTGGTTTAGTGGAATGTGTGGGGGGTGCGGGAATTTTATGTAATCATGATGATATTGATGCTTGGATACAAGCTATAAATCGCCTGACTTCTGATAGAGCATATAGACAAAGGCTACGGCAATATGGATTTAAGAGAGTAGTAGAAATTGAAGAGGAACAAATAAGGGGAAGACAGGAGCTAGCAAATAAAATAGAACAATATTAGATGTCTGGAACAATTAGTGATACTGTAATAAATACATTTGGTAAAATGTTAGGGTCTAATATTTCTAATGAAGAAACTAAAAGAATAATAAGTAAGCTAGAAGCTGAATCTGGAGCAAAGAATTTAGCTGCATCATTTCCAAGGTTTACTAATCTAGCAGTTAATTTAAATGTTGCTAATGTGATGATGTATACAGATATAACAGGTCAAATAGAAATTAATTCTGTGACTGACAGAATTAAACGGATAGGTGGGGGTGCGTATGGAACAATTTTTCTTGGTGAGAGTGGTATAGTTTACAAAAGAATAACAATGAAAAGTATTAATAATACAATTCAAGATAAGTATAGAAATTACATGAATGAATTATTCCACAGAGAACTTTTTATAGAAGCATTTGTTCAAACCTTATTACAATCTGATACGAAATATGGTAAAAATATAGCAAGACTTGATGGTATATATAAAGATAGTATTGTTGATGAAACACATAATTTACCATTAGCAAAAAGAAAATACACATATTTTTATAAAATGGAAAATGTTCCTTATACTCTACCAGCCTTTGTAAAGACATTACCAAATGTGATTAGTACAATGGTAA